CCGTTGAAGATTGAACCGACGCCGACATTCATAATGTCATGTTTTCCGATAATAAATCCGCCGTCAGCAGGAACCAGTCCATAAGAACCGACTCCAAATTTGTATGCGTAAACAGTAACATCAAGCTTTGCACCAACAGGGACTTTGAGGTTGCAGGGGTAGTTGTGTACTCCCGATACTAAATCCTGCTGTTTAGAGGCAAGCTCCGTGTCGTTATCACCGAGTACACGTACTAAAATGTATTTTGATGTCAGGTCAGTAAGGTCTGCTGGCATATTGAGAGAGATATAATTGATGATTACTTCGGTGCCAAAGGTGGCTTTGAGTGAGGTAGCGCTGATGCCAGACTGGTGCTTACTGTACACTTGCGGTGCGCCATCGCCTAATGCCGTGTTGTAAGTAACAGTCCTGTACTCATATCTCGTCTGCCAACTGCTAACAGTAGTCTGGCTCCAGTACAGCGTGTCAGTGTTCTTGCAAGTAATGGCGTACATCACAAACTTCTCATATCCGCTGTCAGCCTTGTCAGTGAATGTCAGCTCCTTGTTGATACCATTCACCGTGACATTCGCCGTCACATTTGCGCTGGTACTGGTATACAGCACCGTCAGATACGTCATCGCAGTCCCGCCCTGCGGCACAGTCAGCGGAATAGTCAAACTTGCAGGTGCTACCACATTCCAGATGCCAGCCGCCTCGCTCTTGCCAGTGAACGAGAGTACGTTGCCAGCAAGCGTTCCTACATTCACGGCAATTGGCAACGCATACAGTCCGTTTTCCAATGCTACAGCTTTAGCACTGGTTTCAGCCACAACCTGATAGAACGAACCGCCATTGTCGCCAATGGTTTTATCGCCACAGGTCAGCACGGTGTCGCCAAGTCTCAAATCTTGGTCAGCCACCATTGCCGCCTTGTTGTCATAGCTGTGCAGGGTATCAGCATAGAACGTGTTCACTGCCTGTTCGTAGGCAACAACATTCCTGTTGTACTCCTCCACGTTCCTGTTGTAGTTCTCAACGTTACGGTTGTACACCGTAACCTGAGCGTTCCAGTCTGCGCTCTTCACCCAATACTCAGTATTGGTCAGCTCAGTGCCAGCAGGAACCGTCTTACGGCTGACATAGCTCTGTTCATTGGCATAGACAACGCTCAGAGCCGCATACACAGTCTGTGCATCCCATGCGCCCATGAATTTAGGAGTATAACGTGCGCCGATATACTTTTTCAAAGCCATAGTAGTATCTCCTTTATAATTTTTCCCCTAACCCACCCACTCTTTGTTTCAAGAGCTGTCCATTTTGGTTTACTGTACGATAGCGGTTTCCCAGAGCAATGCAAGCTTGCCATAGTCTTCGTCATCGGGGTTCATTTCGGTGTCGAAGTCAATGAAGTCCCAAGCATCCGGGATATAGGCCACAAAGTAGCCGTCCTCATTGACCTCGAACCAGACGTATTTCACAATCTTGGACACCATAACCTGTAAGTTATTGTCAATCCAAGTAGCAAGTGCCTGTACGTATGTCTCGATGTACTCACCGTTAATGAGCTTTTCGACTTCTGCGTAGCAGTCATTAACACGGTCAGTCAACTCGTTAATCTTAATGTTGATGTTCGATTCAAAGGTGTTCTGCTGATTCGTGATAGCGGTTTTGAAGTCGGAAATGTTCTTGTCAGTGTCCTGTTTGTACTGGTTGAGCTGGTTTTCGTAGTCTTTGGTAAGTTGTTTGATGGTGTTGTCAAAGTCACCGTAGTCCTTAATAATCTGGTTAAACAGCTTAACAGCAGAGTTATACGTTTCAATGACACGAGCCATAATCTCGTAATCACTGGAACCCTGTACATAAGTGTTCAAGTCAAATTTGCCAAACACAGGCAGGAACGGCAACGGAGTCAGCTGGCTGTATTCCATCTTATCACCTCATTTCTTAGGGCCAAAGATGATTGCGCTTGCATTGGACAGGTACTTGCTAATGACTTTCAGCAACTCGATGCCCAAGTCCACAAGCTCTTTCCATTTATTTTTGCTCATGCAGTTTTCACCCAGCCCTCAATGTGGTACTCCTGAGAAGCGGCGGTTGCGGCACTCAGCGAGATGGTGATATCGTGCAGGCCGTCTTTGGTGCTGAACACGTTCTTCACCTTGGCGGCAGTTGCGGCGTAGTCAGAGTCGGTATTGTACCAGTTAAGTTCCGCGTGGTCACCAATGTTGGGAAGATTGATACGCAGAACAGGTTCACCAGCTGTCACGGCGGCGCTTGCAGTGAAAACAGTGTTGACGTGCAGGGCATCGTTCAGCAGGTAACTGACGTCCTCAGTGATTTTGATTTTGTCATTAGCGGCCTGAATAAAGTTAACCATAGTTAAACCCCCTTTAGAGAATACCCATGAAGCAATCTTTCAGTTCGTTGATAACATCCAAGTCCAGATTGCGGATAGACTCGGAGTATTCCTTGAACAGTTCAGCGTAACTGCGGTTGTTCAATCCGTTCACCGTTCTGTTCTTATTGTCATTGTGCTGATTTTTGTCCTTGTCGGTCGTGTTGTGCGTGGTGGTGTCGGTAGAGTTGTAGTCTGTTTTGTCAGTGTTGCTGTTATTACCAGAGTGCTGGCTATTGCCTTTGCTCTTAGTAGCACTAGAAGCGTAGGTGTTATTTGCGATATCTACCTCGATGTTGAGCATCTGTCCGGGTGTATCAGAAGCAACCCCCAGATTATAAGTAGTATCAGTATCGGCGTGCTTTCCCTCGCTGGTTGTGGTATCATTGCCAGTATGTGCAAGTGTATCAGTGCCAGTTTTGGTAATGGTACGGTCATCGGTTGCATCACCTTTGACAATCTCAGTAAGGGTTCCGCCAGTGAAAAATTCCCACTTAGCGTTCATTGCTTCATACAGCTTGTTGTAGTAGGGCATGATTTCGTTCATAGTGTTGTTCAAGAACACTTTGAAACGGTCTGGCGGTAAACACCCAATTTCATTGAACTGGTAATGGTTGATGATTTTTTGGTTGAGAGCGTTTCGCCATGATTCCCGGTCGCCAGAAGACTTGAGGAAATTAGGCAGAGGGTAGTCATTTAATCCGATATCGAAACCGTCCAGTGTGATAAGTTTTCCAAGCTCAATTGTGTACTCAGCCATTATCACCACTCCCCTCATTAGTGGCTTTGCCTCTTACATAGCTGATAGTGGACGCATTCTTGGAATACTTCTCGCCGTCAGTCATATAAGTGTCAGTTGCCAGTCTTACGCTGACATTCAGCTTGAACAGTTTGTTAATTTTCTCGCACGCTTTTTTGCGCTGAGACAGACCGATATTTGCAAGGGCATTTGCTTGCTGGTTAAACTGTTCCACTTCATCAGTTACACGGCGTTCCCGCTTGAAGTCAGCCATGCCGATGCCAAGAAAAGACAGGTACTCATTGTACATAGTAATCTTGATATCCTGTAACTGGCCTGCAACAAACGGTGCGTCAGTGCGAAGAACCATAAACGAATTAGGGTCAAAGGTTCCTTTCATGCCGTAGATAACGGGGGTGTTACCAGTGTATTTCTGGTAAACAGCTTGTGCTGTCGATTTCTGTTTGGTATCAGTCAGAATCAGCACCGGGGTCTTCTGTGCCTTTACGTTGACGTTGATTGCCTCGTCAATATCCCAGAGCTTTTCAGTGTAACGCAAAGTAGTAAGAAAGGTAGGGTACATATCGGGGGTGTTGCGAATGAGAGCGCATTTATCGAAGTCGATAGCATCGAAAGACTTGATGGGGCTGATAGGTCTAATCTTGATAGGTTCATCATAGAAATTGATGCCCTCAAGAGATGCCTTGAGGCACATAAAGCCTTTTGTCGGGTCTTCAAAGAAAACCGCACGCCCATCAACGAACAAGCACCATTCAAGATACCGTTCATTGACAGAATCGGGAAGACCATTCCATTTGAACATGGTAGTAGCAAGGTTTTTTAGACGATGATAGTAGTCAGCATAAGCGGCGTGGGCGGCACGTTTGTCAGATAATTCGTTGTTATAATTGTACATTGTGTTTTACCTCTTATCCGAATAACCAGTTCCAAGCTTTTTTTGCAAGCCATGCAATGCCAAGTCCAGCTACATAACCGAGAGGCCCAGCTAACGTGCCCATTACAGTTGCGGCTACTTGTTCTCCTGCAATACTGGCTATGATAGTTGCTACAGCGTTTATTGTCCATTTCTGAACAACAGGCACGATGTATTTTTCAACTACAAATGATGTAATAGATGTAACAGCTTGGAGAAGAATATTTTTTGCCGCTTGCTCAATACTAATATCACCTTTTAACAGTAGGCCAACAGACTGAGAAGTTACGTTGATGATACCTATTGCAAGGTCAGCAACTATCTGTGAGTTGTCGCTTGCCTGAAAGTGCGAGCCAATGTAGCTAGTAACAGCATTTGCGGCGGCGTGTGCGCCAAGTTCACACACATAGTCAATTCCTTGGCGTGTCACCAAAGTGACAAAGTTTTGAGCGGCTCCCTTAATATCACCTGTGGTAATAGCAGTCCGAACAGCGGCCCACCCATTATCAACAACATAGTCAATGTAAGAGTCTAGGTAAGCACCGACAGACTGTGCAAGTTCGCCTTTTTCGTCAATTTTGGTGGTGTTCCAAATCCAGTTTTTAAGTTGTTTTTTAGCACTTTCGACTTCGGCTTGGGCGTGTTCTCTGCCTTTGTCAATTGCGTATTGTACAAGCGCATTTATTTTGTTTTCTACAAAGTAAATGGTATTGTCAACAACTGTCTGGCAGAATTTGTCTAGTGTTGCTTCAAAACTTGCGCCATTTACAAGGTCTTGCACTGACTGAATGCCAGCGCCCTTGATTCCGTCAAACTGAGCTTTGATATATTCTCGAATAATGTTAGCGATATCGCTGTTCTTGTCAACACCTTTTCCAGCAATGATGCGGTCTGCAATGCCATTGACAGTTTCATCAAATTGGCTTTGTGTAACACTGCCATCACCAGCGGCGGCTCCCTTTAGAATTTCAACGTCTTTGTCAGTAACATAGCTAGATTTTTGAATTTGTACAGACGAGTAGGCGTTAGTGTGGTAAGGAATGCCTGGGAAGTCTTTGATATTGTTTGGATTTACACCGAAATCAGCATGACCGTTAAAAGCAGTATAGTCAGTGCGAGTTGCAGAAGTCCAATAAATTTGAAAATGTAAGTGATAGCCAGTAGACCGCCCTGTATTGCCTACAGTTCCTACTTGGTCGCCCTGTGAAACCTTAGTTCCAACAGACGGCCCAGCACTTTCCATGTGAGCATAGCGGGTGTAGTAGCAATTACCAGCAGAATCAACAGTATCATCGTGACGAATTAGAACGGTGTACCCCCAGCTATCAGATAAATAGCTTTGTACAACAGTACCAGCTTTTACAGAGTAAATTGGAGTCCCTTTAATTTGCCCCGGAGTGCCTGTTGTTAAGTCAATGCCAGTGTGTTTAGAGCTAAATTCAGTTGTACAGTACCACGTTCCAACGCCTAACGGATGAAACCATGCTGACGTACTGTAGAAACCAGCAACTTGATTTTGGTTGTTAGAACCACCGCCGATTCCCGGGGAACCAGCTGTCAATTTGATGGTAATGTAGTCGTGGTCATTTGCAACGAAGTTGTTCTGTGTAAGCCAAGGGTTCAAAGTGAGAAGTGTTTCAACAGGAACACCAACCATTGTGGAAATCTGGTTGATATCATCTCTCCAAGAACCTGTGTATTGCACTTTCAGAGTGGCGTATACAGCATTGTTAGATGTGCACGCTTGTTTCAGTTCAGCAAGCGCTTCTTCTGCTGAGTTTGCCATATCATCACCCCTTTATACAATAGCGTTGTTTTGGTCGAAGTTGCCGTAAGTGGCGGTGTATGCCCAGAAGAAGATACCGCTGTTGAATGCACGTTTGATGATGTTCATATCTTCATCGGGGAAATTGCCCTCGGCGTTAAGTCCCATAGTTCTGATAAATGTCCAGCTAGAACGAGCATGAATGTTAATAGCTCTGTATTCACTTTGTTTGTATCCATATACAGTTAAGTATTTGTCAAAGCGTTTTATCATATCAAGTGGTGGAACTTTGAAACCATAGGATAGAGCAGTTTCGTCTGTTGCAATATAAATGTTGCTACTAGCTACACCACCTACATCTGGGGCAGTCATAGATTCTGTGATTGCTGTAAGGTCTTGTGAAATTTCATCAACGCCGTAGTCCCATATTTTTTGGTTTTGATAGGCTTCATAAGTCGTCATTCCGCTTTCAGCGATTTTAGCCGCACTATTTAGTGCACCGCCAAGAGCACCACCAACACCGCCTAAAGCTATTCTAGCTAAATTGTATGTGCTGAACTGGTTTGCAGTTGTTCCAGCCGCCTCAATGCCAGCAATAGCCGTTTTAAGAGCGGCAGTATTTCTAGCTGTTGCACGTTGAACACCAGCTCTGCGATTATAAATAGCGTTACTTCCGGCGTGTAAGTTGTAATCATTTTTGTACTGATTGTAAGCCCAAGTGCTTTCTGGGATTATAGCAGTTAAAGTTAGTGCTGTGATATTAGTATTTCCGTAGTTGTCTACAATAACACCGACTGTGCCAGTAGTTACATCAACACCAATTTTAAGCTTAATGTCAGAGCCGTTAATTCCCTCTGGATTAAAAGCTAACTCCTGTCCATACATTTGTACATAGGCAGTAGTTAAAGCGCCAGAAAGTAGTTTGTTGTTTTTAGGTGTATAAGAAATGATTCCGCTTTTTCCAATGCAATCAAGATGCGTTGGATGTTTAGCGTAAGAAACAGATTTAGGCGGATTTAATGGCACTTGCTGAATGCGTGAAACAGCTGTGGCTGTTCCGTTGGTGACATAAGTATTCAGATGACCTTTAAGAGTGTCGATTTGAGACGTATTCAGTCCAATCATCTTACCAGCGCCGCTGAAAATACCGCTTTCCATAGTACCATTATTTGGTGTACCTGACGGGTCAGCAGTTGCGAACACATAAATGCCATTTGGAGTCATATCAACAGAGCCAACTTGATAATATCCCATCTGGTTGCCCACGCTAAAATCCTCTGGCACAATATTATCTCCTGCTACATCGGTGTCCGAATGACACCGGTCAACATAGCTCTGGAAATAAGTAATGTCAAAGAACCACGTCTGAATGCAATCAGTAGAAACAAACAAACGGACGCTGTTGTTGCTTGCCCATTCGATTCTGTCAATAAAAGCGTAGAACCATTTGTTGGTGAAGTTTGCGTTCTGGTACATGATATAGTTACAATTGTAGAAAAGGTCAACTTCTCCCTCTACCACGATTGTGTTATTCTTCTTGATGTAGTTGAAGTTAGTGAACGTCTTCACGGTTTTGCCCAAGAAGTAGTTTGTCTGAGCTTCACGATTTGGAAACCAGAGGGTGTTCCTATAATCGCTTTCAAGCGGCGTGCTCAGTAGCCGTAAATTTGTAGTTGGTGTAAACATTTTTTCCCCCTTGCCCCTGTCCCGCCCTCACAGCTGGCTATAGTGCAAGCTGTTATCGTAAGAAGAGAAAAATATGGAGCAGTTAGTTTATTACTCCTCGACAAATGCCCATGCGTTAGCAAAGGGACTGCAAGCCATGGTTTCCCAATGGTGCAGGAAGTAGGTGCGGCTCAGAGTTGCCGCATTGTAAGGAGTTTCGGCCATCTGGAAGCGGTTGTCGTGGGTGCGCAGGAAAGTGTTGTCAGCGACAACGGCCAGAGTCTTCAAAGCGTCACCAGTGTCGCCAAAGGAGTCAACGATAACCTGACGGCCCATGAACTCGGTCTTGTTCATGTTGAACGCCTTTGCCAGAACCTCAACATCAGTGTATGCCGCAACATCGGCACGAATGAGAACACTGATACGGTCGGGAGTCGTCCAGGTAGTCAGCGGGGTTGCATTAGCAACACCCGCGGCAGTCGCCATCTTCTGGTAGCAGTTGTAGGCAGAACTCGGGAACTGGAACTGAAGATACTTGGCCTTTGCGTCTGTGATAAGAGTCTTAGCAAAAGTCTCATGGTCAGCACCCATCGGAATGCTGGTCTTGTTGATATTGCCATCGTTGATAGCCTGACCCACAAGCCCTTTCATCAGCTTGAACTCGTCGATATTGTCACCACTGGTCAGAGTGTTGAGAATCATTGAGATGAAGTTGTTGAACGTGTCGGCATTGGTGAATGCGCCAGCCAGCTGTGCATCGAAGATAGTCACCTTGTACTTGTCCTGCCGGTTCCGGCGGTAGTACACGGTCTTCACATCGGGGTTGCCCACACTGAGCACGTCACTCATAGCAGAGGAGTCATAAGGAGTAGCAATGGCAGGGTTCGAAATGGAGTCCTGCACATCGGTACCAAAGGGAATGTCAACGCCTTTGAAAACCCGAAGCGGGTTCTCATAGGTAGCGCTGTGCATCTCCTGAAACAGAATGCGGTTCACCAGACCATTGATGAACTCATTCATAAACGGGGTGAAACTCATGATAGTGCCACCAGTAGCCTGCAAGGTTGCGGCGGTAGCGAGAGGAATGTTGTCTTTGAGCGTGGAGCTGGTATTGATAACAGCATTCACAACATCAACAGCAGTTGCCATAAATAATCACTGTCCTTTCTAAATTATCCTTTGAGGTTAAGCCGCCCATTGGTGAACAGCTTGTTGATAGGGTCTTTGTCTTCTTCCGGGCGAACAGGAGTTTTGAGCTGTTCTTCCGGCACAGTTACACGAAGAAACAGGCTCATGTTGTCCTCTTTCAATTTTGCGTTCTGTGCAGTAAGAGTCTCAATGTTTTTGTTTGCGGTATTTTTAGCCGCAACTTCTTCGCTGAAACCAGTAGTAAGCTCTGCGAGAATATTCGTCACAGCGCCTTGGTCAGCATTGTCGCCCAGTTTCGAGATGATTTCTTGCGCTTTAGCGTTGAAGTCAGCAAGCTCCATATTTGCTTTCTCCTTTCTGTTTATTTCTTCGTTCTATAGTCCCATCTGGACTTACCCTCTCTTACATCCACATGAACAAAGGTGTCGTAAATGCCGACGCCAAGTGAATTAGGGTAAGAAGAGTCCAGCCAAGAGTACAGCTGTTTAGGTGAAACATCGTTAAGCCAAATGTCAGCGGCTTTACCTAAAATGTGCTGAGACTTGGGACTAGAGTTTTTAAGTGATGCGTTGTATTGTACTGTGCGATAGCCAGAGTTAACGTGCAAAGGTTTGTTGTAGTGTAAGCGGATAATTTCGAGCAGTTCAACAAGTGCTTTATCAAGCACAATGACACGAGAGTTGTCTTTGCATTTGAACTCCCACACTCCGAAGTGCTGAGAAATCTTTTCGGTAGGGTTCAATGTTTCGTCAAAGACGTAATACTGAGAAGAAATCATTGGTAGTCACCTCACGAAACCTTGTTCCAAGCGCCCCAAGTAAACTTGTTGCCTGTCGAGCTTTCGCGCTGGTAGTGGAAATTGGAAGTGATATTAACAGGATAAGCCAGTTGCACAACCCAAACTAATCCTACTGTAAGCACCAACAGAATCCATTTATCGGTTTCTGTACCGGGATAATGAGTAGTATTACTAGTGGATAACTCATAGATTCCGGGATTCGTAAGATGATTCCAGTCTGTTGAGCTTGGCTGTTGCAGGAACCCTAGAACGCCTTGCGGGCCCTCTGGGCCTGTGTCACCTTTAAGACCTTGCGGGCCTTGAGGGCCAGTAGCACCTTTAGGGCCTTGCGGGCCTACCGGGCCAGTAGCGCCATCAGCACCGGGTTCACCTTTAGGGCCTTGCGGGCCCTCTGGGCCTGTGTCACCTTTAAGACCTTGAGGGCCTACCGGGCCAGTAGCACCTTTAGGGCCTTGCGGGCCTACGTCTCCAATATCACCCTTATCACCACGTGGGCCTTGGATACCGGGGACGCCCTGTGGCCCTTGAAAACCACGTGGGCCTTGCGGCCCCATTTTTCCGTTTTCACCGGGTTCGCCTTTATCACCTTTAGGGCCTTGTGGGCCAACCGGGCCTTGAGGGCCAGCTGGGCCTTGCGGCCCCTCACTGCCCTCGAACTTGCCATCACAAATGCCCTTGAGCAATTCATCAAGTGCGGCTTGTGCCCTATCAGCAGAATCTTTTGCAGACTTAGCTTCTGCACCGACAGTCTCGATAAGCTGTACCCATGCAGGAGTCCCGGGATTAGGCGTATCACCGTCTTCGATGCCAGCATTTTCAGACACATGATATTTCACATTGGCGCTGGTAACAACTTGTGTACCGTTCGTTCCCTCAAAGACGATAAGACCGTCACCGGGATTTGCCGTGATAAGAGACGGAACAGGAATGTAGTTGTCAACAGAAAGTTGTGCGGGCGGCTTATCGCCATTAGGGTGATAAAACGCTCTAATGGCAAGCCCTACCCAAATTCCAGTAGGATGAACACGAAGACGATAAATGTTAGCATTCTTTGCATAGCCAAAGTAGATGCTATCGCCAGACTCAGTAATGGCATTTGCATCTGCACCGCCATTGGAGTACAAAACGATATCAACATCAATCATTGCGTTCACCCTCTTCTTTCTTACTGTTTAATGCTGACAGGAACGGTGCAACCAACTTCACCAAATCGGGGTTAATCTGACCAAGGTTTTCCAGTACAGAAATAGCTTCGGTCAGAATGATAAGCGTGCAGATAGTTGCGGCGGCAGGGAAGTTAAATCCAAGGTCAACATAGTCCATAGCATAGTCAGCAAGATAGCCAAAAGCAATGAACAAAATGAAAGACGCTTTCTTGTAAATGCCCTCCCTTGCACGAGTACTGCTAAGCTCCTTGTTTTTAACGGCTTTCAAAATGCCTGTAAAAACATCGACCATCATAAATGTGACAGAGAGCTTAACTTCAACGGGGACAGAATAGACGGTATTCATGAAATCACCCCCTCCCCGTCCTGTTTTCTATAATTATTATACCATAAACCGTTGATTTTGTGAAGTGGGTATGATATAATATTTTTAGAGAGAAAAATAAATGTTCCATGTGGAACAATTCGAGAACTAGGAATCGTTCTCAGAAATGGAGCTATCACAATGGGCGACTATTATGACGGTACAAGGCTGTTGTCACTTATGGACGTCAACGGAAATAAGCCTGAAATTTATATGTGTACCACAAACAGAAGCGGCGGTAAGACTACATGGTTCAACCGCTACTGCATCAAACGTTTCACAAACTCCAAGGAGAAATTCATGCTGTTGTTTCGGTTCAACTATGAGCTGGACGACTGCGCTGATAAATTCTTCAAAGATATCGGTGGCCTGTTCTACAAGGGCCATGCAATGACTTCACAGCGCAGAGCCGCTGGCATATTTCATGAGCTATTCTTTGATGGAGTCCCTTGTGGATACGCTGTCAGTATCAACAGCGCAGACCAAATAAAGAAATATTCTCACTTCTTCTCAGACACAGTGCGCATGGTTATGGATGAATTTCAGAGCGAAACAAACCACTACTGTGCAGATGAAGTCAAGAAGTTCCGCTCTATTCACACATCTGTTGCTCGTGGACAAGGCGCACAAAGTCGTTATGTTCCTGTCTATATGCTGTCAAACCCTGTTACGCTTTTGAACCCGTACTATGTCGCTATGAATATTAGCTCTCGTTTAAATGACAACGTGAACTTTCTTCGTGGCAATGGGTGGGTTCTTGAGCAAGGCTATGTAGAAGCGGCGTCAAAGGCACAGGCTGAGAGTGCATTTAACAGTGCATTTTCCGGGGACACTTATGACACCTATCTGACGCAAGCTGTCTATCTGAATGACAGCTCTGCGTTCATCGAGAAACCAACAGGCGCTTCTCGGTATCTCGGCACTCTGCGCTATCTTGGCAAAGAGTATGGTTTACGAGAGTTTGCAGATTCGGGAGTCATATATTGTGATGATAAGCCAGACGCAACGTACAAGTTTAAGTTGGCTGTCACTACAGAAGACCATCGGGTTAATTACGTTATGCTCAATGCGTACAAGATGTTTATTGACCAGATGCGTTATTATTTCGACAGGGGTGCATTTAGGTTTAAAAACTTGATGTGCAAAGAAGCAATTCTTAAAGCCCTGTCTTATTGAGCTTATCCCATCTTGCATAGTGCACTGATACAGCAGGGTTTGCAACGGTGATGAATCGTCCTGTATGTAGTTTCGTATCTGCAATGCGCTTTGTACTAGCTTGATGTAAGGATATAGAAAACCCCTCTTCCCGTTCCGTTAGGTTCGAGTTGAGGGGTTTGTTTTTAATCATAAAGAACTACGGCAGTATCAACAGGTTCAACAGATATGCTGTCATCCAAATACTCACATATTCCAGTACATAGTTGAATCACTTCCATTTTATTAGGGATAACACGGCGAACTATCATGTACAGCGTATTATTGATATAGCACACATCTGTTGGCTTTAAATTTCTTATGAAATCTGAACGCCTTTCTTTTTCTTGATAAACAATTTTCATACTCTACCTCACAAAGTGCTTACAGCATAAAAGCAAATAAATAAAAGCCCAAGTACGGATAATGCGATAATGACTATGCTCAATGATTTATCAAAGTTGCCCGTAATCATGCTGTACAACGCTAGTGCGGCAGAGACTATTAGAATGTATAATCCAAGAATCATTTTTTGTTCTCCTTTACTCCCCAAATAGTAAAGCCAGCACCCACAACAATAGCTGTGAATGTCTTGTAAGTCTCAATCTTGTACATTAAAACCTTAGACCTTAGCATATCGTTTGAGAGGTCAATGACTCTGACAGGACTATCGTGAATACCGGGCAACTGCACATACTGTCTATTCAATGAATAGGCAACGTACAGCAAGGATTCTTTTGAAATAACTGCTCGCTTGAATGTTTCCCCCGGCATTTGAATCAGCAAATGCTCTTTTGCGATTTTGCAACGAGCCACGCCTTTTGCGTCTGGTAACACGCCGTTACCCATTACTTGTCGCCCCCTTTACCCTGTAAACATTTGCCCTGTTTATCCAAATAGAACTTTTGGGTAATCAGCCAGTCGCTGGGATGCGGGTCATAGTGGTTAAGATTGTAGACGCAATCAGTACAAGGACAACCGCCAAGTCTTTCATCAGCAGACGTGTTGCAAATGCGGGGAAGAGTGTTTCTCTTATCCATAGTTACACCTTACTTTCTTTAACTGCGCCATAAACAGTAGCATTCACGCTTTTAATGGCATTAGCGGCTCTGAAACACTTAGCATCATTCTTTGAAATCCATTTGAGCCAGCGGCCACAATTGCTACAGTACGCACCGACCTGATTTCCACTACCCAATGCAAAGAAATCGTCACCATCGCAGACGAGGCAGTGACTACCTTTATATTTCATTGTTACACCTCCACTGTAATAATTTTGTGAAACTGATTATATAAGGCACAGCCGAATGTGTACACCTTATATTTTTCGTACTTCGGGAAAACTTTATAGAACAGCTGATTGACTTCTAGTAAGTCACCACCGCTTGTATAAATATCAACAACCGTTTTCTCGTGAAGTTCTCCCCACATATCCCATAAATCTTTGACTGTCATAATCTTACCTCATAGTAAAACAATATTCCAATGCTTAACAGAACTAAAGCTAATGTCTGACGGAGTGGCAACAAAAACTTCTGCATCTTTCATACGAGCGGGTATTTCGCTGTAATGCAAATTTTTATATCTAAAATCATTAGGACAGCCAAATTCCCTAATAGTATATGTCGCATAATTAACTGTAGAAATCGTGCGGTTAATATCTCGGATTGTCATAATATCACCTCATAGTAAAATCAGTATCAACCAGCAACACACCGCCTTTAATTCTTCTAGGCAATAGTTTGCCGGGAACTGTCAGCCCTGTTTTGAAGTCCTTGAATGTCCTTGTTTTACTCAAGAAATGTATCTCTTCTGGAGTTAAATTTGAATCACGCAATTTTTGTTCTTCGTTACGTGGGTCAATGCCATTTTCGATATCGTCTGCAACCTTTTCATTAAAGGACTCTGCAAACAAGTCTTTGCATTTCTTCGGCATACCAGCACATTTGATATTAAAGTAAGGGTTATCAATTGGCTCCAAGTCCTCAGCAACAACATGCTCAATGTACGTTTTTTGCCGAACGAACCAGCCCTTGTCCCAGCTTGACTCCAACTTCCAGCAACAGAAATTGGATGGATGCACCGTTATGCCTTTCAGCTGACTAGGCGACAGATCACAATGAATACTGTCGGTGTCGGCATAGATAAAGCCGGGTTTGTCTTTTCCGTAATAATTTTGTTGAGCTGCACGAATGGTAAAGTTGCGGGCATAGCTAGTGATTGCTGAACCAACTGGAATGTATCCAGGTTTCTTTTCATTTTCTTCTACCTCATAAAAGCCTACGCTACCGTCATCTTTCTTAAAAGCGACTTTGAATGAGCTGTTCATGGATGATGCCATTTTACCGTACAAGTTATTCAAGAACAATTTAGCTAACTGTCGCATTGCTCCTTTGCTTGTTTTCTTAATGGCCGCGTATTTGTTAATGTATTCGTCAAATAGTCCTATAGTTGAATCGAACGAACAATAATCAAGCATCTCATAATCAACTAGATTATAATGTTCTCGTAATAAGATAAAGTCTGTTTGCGTTAATGTAAGTTCTACACGAGTATCGTGTAAGTTTCCGTCAATGTCATAGTATTCAGAATGCGGTACGCCATCTTTGCCGATAACGTCTGAACTTTCCAGAGCTTCTGTTCCCTTGTACAGCCATGAACCCTTTATCTGTACGAATGGCAACTTTCCCGGTTTCAAATAGAACCTTGTTTTAATTCTAAAGAAATAGAACGTACCGTATTCCCACAATTTCTTGGGCTTTGGCTCTGGCTGAAACCAGAATGGGTCATATTTTGCGGGGCACGCAAAAGCATCATACATACCACCTACAGGCGCTTCAAGGTGCACAAATTTAGGTTTACCAATTGGATAATCTGAGCCAGAATCAGAGTGCATAACAGATGGATACAGACTATTAACATCAGCCGTTACACCATGATTGTATTCTTTACACTCTTTGCCTTTAACCAGATAGCACCAACCACCTTTGTACGATTTATGTATCCAGTCACCTGCTGTAGCACTGCCAAACACTTCTGCATCAAGCGGAATTTGGTACAAGTCTGGGAACAGCGTGTTATAATCATCACCGACAGTCTTTCCTTTACGAAATTCATCAAGGCAACAAGAACCAATTGTTAGCTTCCTATGGCCCTCATTAAACATAAATTCAAGCGCTTCTTTGATAACTAGAACGTCATTCGCAATATATTTTAGTTCTTCCTGTGTTATAGGACAACCAGCATAGCGCTTGCCCTTGTACTCCATCTCTAACTTTTGGTGCTTTGTCTTGAAACTCAAGCCAATTTGCTTTAGCGAGAATGGCAGTAATTTCAGCGAGTCTTTCAACTCTATATAGTGCCCATTCACTTTGATTGTGAATGAATACCATTGCCCCATATCAGAAATAACATACTTATAAGACTTGTCTTGCATCTCCCAATTTTTACGGAAATGACCTGTTTCGCCGTCTTCGTTATAATCAAATGCCTGTTTGTAATCTAAGTCATACATCAGATAGTATAGCCAGAAGTTGCCGTCAAATTTTAAGTTGTGGAAGTAAACAACAATGTTCTCATTTAGGGAAACGTAGTAGTCGAACAACTCACCAATGGAATGGAACACCATGACATCCTCTGTCCATAGCTCAACGCTTGCGGCACTCCAAACCTCAGTGGAAGTTTGCTGTTTCGTATTCTCTTCTACTGTTGTTTCAAAGTCCGCACTAAAGGTGCGCCACTTGTCAGAGCGTGACATTTGTCATCATTCCTCATAATCGAATTGGCCCTCGTATACTTCTTGCATATCTGCAATACGATGCCTAATATTGCCGGGTTGCCTGTCTTCTGGTAATAGTATACGCAAAACCTGTTGCAAGCCATCGGCGGCATTACCCTTGTAGCCGATACTAGCTTTAATAGATTGCTCTTGCAACACTTCATAGTTATCCTTAATGCGTTGTGCCGCCTTTTGGATGCCGTCTCGCTCAATAAGAGTACGTAAAGCGTCTTGCATTTCAAACACGTTTGAAGCATTTTCTTTAAGCATTTCAGCTTTACCATAGTCACGACTTCCACGATAACCAACTGTGTACCAATCGGAATGCGCAATGCGCCACCAACTTTCATCAATACTTCCAGATGGGTCTGTCATTACATGCCTAAGAAAATCTTGAAACTCATTCAAGGCTGATTCATCCACAAATGTTGCACGCATTGTTTCTGCTACATTATCAACCATAATTTCTTTTTCTTTAGCAGGGCGAACAAATCCGCTTTCAACAGCCTTAACATATCGCTCAACAGCTTTCTCACCACTAATCGGGTATCCTGCCGCATTCTCAGCGTAAATATACTCCTGTAGTTTGTCAGAATTACTTACCAACTGTTGAATCTTAGCTACATCTCTAGCCCTGTACTTATCCAGATTAACAAGACGTGATAACTGAGGTGTTATTTCAGTTCGCCCGCCCTCTGAACTGACTTTATTGATATAGCTGTTAATCTGTACCAGCAAGTCATCCTTAGCAATACGAAGTTCTCGAGCGTGCATTGCCGCCACTTGCTGTTTGTGGTTCATAATTTAGGCCCTCCCTCGATAACCAATCGAGCATCAACAGGTGTAACAATCACATTATCAGTGAGCCAGTCAATTCTGTGCGCACCAAATGAATAGTAACACGTTATACCTTTGTGACAATCATGTTCAATAACCATGCCAAAATCACCTTTGTCATTAAAGACAAATATCTGTTCATTTAGCAAATCACCCACTTCACTCCTGTAAGTGAAACGAGAATCCTCAATTTTCAAAGGCATATATGAACCTCTTTTCATTATAAAATACCCGGCCAGTGAATGGCCACCAGCCGGGTAATTGTGTATGATTCCGAAGAACTTTTCCTTTCTTCGATATTAAATGCGTACCTTATGCAATAACAAGGCAGGAAATGTACTCACGTCCGTTCTTGGACGTGCCAGGCACAACCTGAATCTGGTGGAACTCGTCACCGAACTCCTTGAACATATCCACGGCGGACTCGAAATCCCGGATAAAGGTTGCAGAGTTAGTAGCATAGCCCTCACCAGAATCGGTGAGGATGGACAGAATCTTGACCATCTCACCCTTGTTGTTCTCTTCCTCGTACAGTGCCCACGACTTGAGCGTGACGGTCTGGCCCTTGATTTCAACCAGCTTCTTTCTATTCGGCGCTTTGGTGAGGTTGTAGAGGTCGAAAGAGGTCTGGACAGAAACGGACTTTGCGATGATATTCATAGTGTTACTCCTTTATTGTTTTTGTGCTGTATAGTCGGTGAGCGGTTTACTGCTCGTCAGCAGACTTCTTCTGGCGCTTGCCAAAGCTTGCCGCTTCCTCAGCAGTAACATCGGTTTCCTCGATAACGTCAGCGTTCTCGAACCACTGGGCGGCAGTCATGCCGTAGGTTTTGACCTTGCAGGCCATACCAGTAACGGCAACAGGCTTGAACTCGTCATTCTCCCACACCTTGGTAACAGCCTTGAGACAGGCGGCAGGTTCAGAAAAAGCACCATCCAGAGTAGCAGTCATATCCACAACCTCGAAAGTGTTGGTGTTCACGGCCTTGACAGTAGCAGTGGTAACGACAGAACGGCGAGTGATAGCATACTTACGCATAATAATTGTCTCCTTTTTGAATGTGAATGTTGATGTAATTGTCTGGGGATGTATCTCCCCACACTTATTGTACCATATAGCAGTACAAAATACGATAGACGTTTGTTGCAATTGGGATGGACTTTTTATACATACGATTTATAGGACTTTAACCAAATCCGAACGTATTGTCAAAAATTTAACAATCCCATACTCCGCAACTAGAGAGGGACTTTCCACAATTTCCACATGGTTTTCAACATCTCCTTTCTCGTGGTAGTTCCCACGTTAGTACCCTACAGCGTACTGTAGGATACCGACCTAGGAATTACAAATCAAACAACAACTCAGCCTTGCGATAGGTGAGGACTTCCATCGGGAAGTTATTTCCCTCATGTACTAACCAAATAGGCAAGCCCTCTTCAAGCAGATACTTGGTTGCATCAGTAGGCGCATGAAACCTGTTCTGCAAATCCGGATAGAACATCACATCGGGGTCATCAAATACACGGGTATCCATGCAATAGAACGTGTGCATAAGCTGTTCACGGGAATACCGCTGTAACAGGTACTTGTACAGGCGGTGGGCCAACTGACTTGCATTCAGACGTGCACTCATTTTGCAGATTCCCCCTTTGCATCCATATAGCCAGAAAGATAAACCATGATTTCGTCCAAATCGCTGGCAACATGAGACGGTGCCGGACTCGATACAGCGGCACGTGCCACTGTCAAAGCATTGTAGAGCTGGACTAACTCAACAGGCTTATAATTCTTGAGATACAGCCTAATCACAGCATCCACCAACCTTTCCATGCGCCATAGGCGTACACCAAACCGCCAACAAAGAACATCAAGACGATGGGCAATACACAGCCCAACTGATATGCAGTCATTTCTCATGACCTCACTTTCTCGTGGTAATTCCCACGTTAGTACCCTGTACAGCGGTACAGGATACCGGCCTAGGAATTACAGACGCTTTACACGGATAAAGAACACGTTATGACGGGCACTTGCCATGCGATTTGCGGCAGACCATGCACGATTGATAGACGTATATTGACGCTCAACCAGCACCAGCCTGTGACTTGCTTCCTGCTCTGGCAAGCAAGTCATAAAGTCTTCATCAAACATCTCGATACGAAACCACTGTGCCATACTACACCTCAAATTTACGCATATCATTAAATGTTAATTGCTTCAAAAGATAATTGCAGTCATAATGCTGTGCATACTTACAAGCGGCGGCACACGCTCTATCGTATGAGCTATAAAGCCGTTCAATCACTGCTATCGGGTTCTTGCTACTGTAATAAAACAATACAATGCGATACCATTCTTTATTTTTCATTTTCATAGTTACCACCTCTTGCCATTATTTACATACCACTGGACTTGCGCCATGCAAGTATAAAATACACCCTCATAGCACATACTAGAGCCCGATGCACGCTTTTTCAACTCATGGTACAAGTTGCGCCCAAAGAACTCAGTAGTAAAGCGATTGACATGACGTGCAGTAGTCTTAGAACAGCATACGGGATAATTAATGGTACACCAAATATCAGTTGTGTAGTCTAAAGTAAGAATCTTGGTGCTGTAAGATACCAGAGAAACAGACTTGAACAGACCAACGTCGTCAAAAGACAACTCAACATGACACTGTGCGGCGGGCATGGATTGCAGATGATACTTCTTGATTGTCATATTGTACACCTCTTCAATAATACTTAGACTGATACTGTGATTACGACTTGCCATCATCAGGCAACAGGTTGTCGTCCTGTTACGACCGGGTTAAGCCCGGTTTCAGCTTTATGAACGAATATCCTTAACATATTCATACTCATAGTCAGCGCAAACGCCCTTGATTGCGTGCAAGCTAGAAACACTGTCAGCAAGTACACATTCGCCGTTGGCCCAAAGAGAAAACCAGCCATTGTCGTCAAAACGAATTTCATCGCCCCAAATGGCAGTGATGAAATACTTGAACTGTCCATCCATCAGTACATTATTATCAGCAAGTACATAGTATGCAATACGGATAGATTTCTTCTCAGTCATAATAAACACCTCTTCAATGTTCTCTTTTGTGATTCAACTTAGCTGTTTCTTTCCACCTTTATTGTACCACATTTTCGTTCTTTTGTCAAGGGTTTTCTTTGAATCTCTG